TTAACTGGAACAGAGTTAATTGCGAATACCTTGTCAGCAACTTGAAACGCCTTGGCTTTGGCATTCTCTAGGTCTACACTGATTTGCTCTGACAGCTCGTTGAGCTGGGCTTGGTCAATATAGGCACCAGTCAACTCCATGTCGCATAGAGCGCCGAGAACATCCATCTCCAGCTTCCAAACACTTTGGAGCTTTCCTTCTAGCTTAGGCTTTAGAACCTTGTATAGCTTCCAAGTAACGTCAGCGTCAATAGCAGCGTACTTAGCAACGTCATCGAAAGAGTGTTGAGAGATGTCTTCTCCAACGCCCTTCTCAATCTCAATCCCCAGCTCACGCTTAACACACGCCTGAAGTCCTAGGTCGAACTTGTTGCGGTTATCAATAAGGAATGCAGCCATTAGGGTGTCGAAGTGTGGCTTAGACGGAACTTGTCCGCGGTAGTACTTGGCTAGGGACTTCAGGTCAAACTTTACGTTGTGACCAATCTTGAGCTGGCTACCAAACATTAGAGGCTTTATAGCAGCGAATACCTCACCGGGGTTCAACTGCTTAGGTGGCTCACTGAACTGTGGCTTCCAGTGAATCTTGTTCTTTGAGAAGTGTGCGTCGGTCAGCGGCTTGCCTTTGGCAATCTGCGCTTGGCCAGCCTTTAATAGAGGCTTCGTGTGGAATAGGAAGTCACCGTTTGGGTGTCCTAGTGGAATGACGTCTACTCGTCCCTCAGTCGCAAAAGCAATCCAGCAGACGTCATTGATTACTGGAAGAATGCGATGTTCGCCAATGGTCTCTAGGTCAAATGCAAATGCGTCTACCTTTAGGTAGTAACTGACGAACTCTTGGAGTTGGTCCTGTGTTGTGATGATGTTCATACGGCCCCGTAAAGAATGTGGGGGAGGTCACGCAAACAAGAGAGGAGGGAGCAGGCGTGACCTCCCCGATTAATGTGGTACTAGACTAATTGGCTCCAGAGCCAATTAGCTGTCGAGCAACCTTGAGGTGTTCCTCATAGGTTGAGACATAGATAGCGGTCGCATCGTAGCGGGGGGCAGTAGCTGCGATTGCGTCGATATCCTCTGGGTCTAGGTCCCACTCCTCGGCAAGCTCGGAAGCTCGCACGCGGTCTACAGTGAACTGAGTCTCACGACCGGTTCCCTGACGAGAGATTGCCCAGTAGTACTTGCTTAGAGGTCCACGGCGTGGGTCCTCGTTTGCAGCCTGAAGCTGCTTTGCAAGAGTTACTGAGGCAGTCAGAATCTGCACCTCTGGCTCCTCAAGGGAGAGGTTCAGAATGTTGAAGGCAGCCTTTGGACGTGGAACCATACCTGCAATTACAGTTAGTGGGTCGTCCTCGCCTAGGGCTACGAAGGAGCGCTTGCCCTCGCTACGGTCTACCCAGTGCTGCTTGTAGACGGCGAATGGCTCGTTGTCGAGGAAGCGAACTAGCTGTGCCTTCTCGGTGTACTTAAAGTCAGTTGGGTAGCTACCTGACTCGCGCTTTGGCTTGGCGGTAGCTGCGCTAACAGCATCCCATCCAGCTTGAATGGTGGTGCCGTGCTTAGGAGCGGCATCTACCTCGTCGTCAACGAAGTAGTCATTTGCATCGATTTCGGGCTCTAGAATGGCCATGGTTGTGTGTTTCTTTCTTTTAGTCGGAGTCGTTACTCTTGGATTTTGCTACGGAGTCTCTCCATCGGCGGATTAGCACCTCTGTTAATTCTCCTAGCAGTTTCCACTCTACACGAGCTGAGCCGATAAGTCCACGAGCGGCGAACTCTTCGATAGTAATCTCGATAAGTTCCCGTGTATAAACACGGTTGCCGTTCACTTTCTTACCGTTCAACTGCTTTGAGCGGAGACGGTAGGGAGCCATAGGGATGTACCCTTTCTGCTCCCAGAGACGAATGGTTACGATTTGCTTCTCTAGTGCCTGTGCTAGCGCACCAATAGTAAACAGCTCGGTTTCCACTCCATTCAGGGTTTTAATAAGTGGGGTTTCATCCCAACCATTTGATTCCCCGAAAGCTTGTGCACGTCGCTTTTGTGCGACAGGTGTATCGGGACGGCGTGGCTGACGAGAGCCCGGAATGGTATCCAGACCCTCGAAAGCCTTGAGGATGTCTTCCTCGCTACGCATTCCCGGCATACTACTTCTTCACAGTCCTTAAGGCCCATGTAACAGTAGTAGGGAACATCTCGTCAATCTGTTCCTCGGTAATCTTGCCGTCGTAGTAGGCAGCCATAAGTGCGTCCTCGTCAATGACTCGAACCATCTTGTATACATCGTCAGAGATGCCAGCAGACTCAATAATCTCTTCTGCCTTATCCTCGTTCAACTTACGAGTACGGCGACCTGACTTCTCAATGCGAAGAACACCCTCGATTGGAGCAGCTAGTGGAAGCTGAAGGTTGCCCTTCTCGTCTTCGTAGCCCTCTTCTTCTAGATAGGTGAAAATCTTTTCACGCAGCTCCTTGCGGCGCTCGTCCATGTGGTCAATAGACGCAACAAGACGGATGTACTCAGTAATCTGAGAAGTTGGGTTTTCTGGGTCTGAGAACTCTCTTGGTTCCCCAATTGCCTTTGCCATGATTCCTCCTAAATCAGTTTGGCGCTCAAGAAGTCTATAAGGCTTCCTACGGTTAAATCAACACCGCCTCTTGAGTTTATACCTTCTCCATCCAGAATTGCGTTAGCAATGTTGGATTTTTGTTTCAGCGTGTCGTGCTGTCGCTGTTCAATGCTTTCTTTGATGAGGATGTCTTGAATAGTAATCGTAGGCCACGTCGAAGACGCACGATTGATTCGGCCATTCCTTTGGACAGCCAGTCCAGCAGACCAAGGCTGGTCGTAATTAACCAAGAGATTAGCTTGAGGAAGGTCAACACCGTACCCGCCAGCGTCACTGCTAATAAAAACACGGACATTATCAGTAGTCTGAAAAAGAACTTTTGCATCCTCTTTTTCCTTCGCGTTCATCTTTCCGGTGTATTCAACGGCTGTTATGCCAGCCTCTTTTAATGCGGTGTGCAACTCTTTTACTGCACCTAAGTATGACGCAAAAACTACAGCTTTGTAGCTTTCATCAATGTCTAAGTGTTCTTTCAGGTACTTAACCGTAGCATCTAGCTTTGGTCTTTTAGTTAGGTCCTCTAGCATGGGACTCAAGCCTTGAGCGTAGCCGCTTCCTCCAAGTCCCTCGTCAGCAAGACGAGCACTGTGCTGAAGAACAACTGGATTGGAACAGAGCATTCGCATCGCTGTAATACGAGACATGATTTGTCCACGCAGTTCATTCATTGGGTCATCTGGATTAGACATCTGACCGTAGTGAGCCGCTAGGTTGAACCCTGAACCGAAGGTCTCTCTGGCTTCGACTAGCAACTGCAGCAGGTCTTCAGAGATGTAGTTGTATACCTTCTGCGCCTTGGAGTCTAGAGGAATCAGCAGTGGTTCTCGGTAGATGGCGTTTGGCAGATACGGCTTTACATCCTCGTCTTTTTGAGACTTACGAACTGAGGCTGTGGATAAAGTCTTATGTAGTACTGGAAGGTTTCGGTACCTATCTACCCCTCCGAAGTGATTCCGGACAATAAACGTCTTATCAAATAAGTCAAAACGTCCTAGAACAGCATTGTCTACAAACTGCATGATTGAGTACAGCTCTTCTGGCCGGCCATTCTCAATCGGGGTGCCGGTAAGGGCAAACTTAATTGGAACATGCTTTGCTAGCTCTTTGACTTTCTTAGCACGCTTGGCTCTGAACCCTTTAATAGCGGTGGCCTCGTCACAAACGATAGCTCCAAATGGCATCTTTTGAATGATGTCCCAGTCATTGACTACTTGCTCGTAGTTCATCACAACGTATCCGTGCTTACTTATTTGGGAGTACTGCTCTTGGCGTTGCTTTGGAGTACCATCAATCACAAGCGCAGTACGGTCTGTAAATTTAGCTACTTCTTTTTGCCACTGGTACTTTAGGGATGCAAGACAGAGGACAAGTGTTGGGGCTACTAGTTCTTTTGTTGACCGAAGCTCTTCTATAGCGGCAATGGTCATAGGGGTTTTGCCAAGGCCCATCTCATAAGCGACGAGCATTCGCTTTTTCTCAACCATCCTTGCGACGGCTTCAACCTGATACGGCTTGAGTGTCCCCGTAAACATACGCCTTTTCTCCTAAGATTGCTGACTTGGCGTTTTCAATTCCCCAAGCAATCTCTTCATCCGTTAGGTCTCCGGGGTCTTTAGCCCCAGTAGTGCCGTAATTAAAGTAGAACAAGTTAATTCCGTACTTTCTAGACCAGTCACGCATTTGGTCACAGGCTTTCTTGCCTGCGGCATCCACGTTCGGGTTATCAAAAGCAGCAATCACTTTATTAGAAAACCTTAGTAGTTTAGCCTGAGCCTCAGACACTATTGCACCAAACGTTGCAACTGCACCATCAAATCCTGCACTCTGAATACGGACGCAGTCCAGAGGAGACTCCACAACAATGGCGAGCTTTTCCTCCATGTGGTTCACGCCGAATAACGTCTTAGACTTCTGCATTCCCGGTGGTCGGTTCTTAAAGGTGCGGTCAATGGTGCCCTTCTCCTGCCAACCAATCAGCTTGTCAGTGTGAAACTCTCTGATAGGGAGAATCCAAGTGGCAGTGCGTGGGTTCCAGAGAACGCTGTACTTCTCAGCTGCTTCCGCTGTGATACTGCGAGAAGCAAGTATCTCTTCGGTAGGGGGAGTATAGAGTGCCAGCCTAGACTCAGACATTGGAAGGGGCCGCGGAGGTGGCATGATGTACTGAGGTAGGCTGGCAAACTTCTTCTGTAGGTCATCGATGGTGACCTCAATAGCGGTGGCTAACCAGTTGTTCGCAGCAGAGTAGTCGTACTGAAGAGTGTCCATTCCCCAGATAGAGGTGTACAACTCCTTTACATCGCAGACTAGTTGCTGAAGGTTGCCCTTGTAACCGCAC